GGTTATTAACGATGCACCAGACTACCCACTGATTTGGATTACAAACAATGTCCCATACATCGAAAGATTAGAACATGGTCATAGTGGACAAGCACCGACAGGTATGGCACAAAACACAATAAACGAGATGGATGTTATTTTCACATGAGTGTAGTAAAAAGCCATCAAAAACTTCACGATGTTGTCAGAAAGAGATTTGCTGATGAGTTTGGCGATGAATATCTCACTGCCTATGACAACGCTCCATTTGAACAACCCGATGACGAGATGTGGATTCGGTGGTCGGTTACTACTGGAGATTCTTGGCAAGCCTCTATCGGTGGTATAACAAACAGATATAGGCATTCAGGGGTAGCCATTGCCCAGATTTTCTCTGTACTTGGGAAAGGTACGAGAGAAGCCTTAATCCTTGCCGATAGGATTGTAGAGAAGTTCCTTACAACAACAGACTCCGTTTCGGTGTCTGGGAACTCAGTTAATTTCAGAACACCGTCCATCACACATGTTGGGAGAGCCGACAGCCAATGGTGGCAAATCAATGTCAACTGTCCGTATTATGCGGATGAAATCTCCTAGAAAATGAGGAAAATAAAATGAGTGATAGTAATCGAGTACAATTAGGATACAAAAAAGAAACTGGGGGTTATGCGATTTCTCCAACTGGGGAGTATGCCGCACTTCGTATAACAGGCGAGTCTCTACATCAAGAGACTTCCACAATTACATCTGCTGAAATCCGTAGTGATAGACAAATATCCGATGTTGTCAGGTCAAACTTAAATGCCGCAGGTGATACAAACTGGGAGTTGTCTTACAACTTTCTAGATTTATTAGAATCTGCATTGATGTCAAATTCAACTTGGGCGGGCGCAGAAGTAAGTGGTGCAATTAACTGCACAGCCGATTCTTCAGGACAAACATTGACTACAACAACTGGGAGTGATACATTCGATGACTTTGAAGTAGGGCAGTGGGTTAAGGTAACGGGTTTTGTGACTAATGAAGTAAACAATGGTTACTTCAAAGTCAAAACCGTAGCCTCGTTGGTGCTTACTGTTGAGGGTAATTCGCTTATTAGTGAGGTTGTTTCAGGTACTACTGTTAATATCAACCAAGGTGGTCAGATTCTAAATGGTGTATTGCAGACTCATTACACCATACAACGGAAATATCAAGACCATTCGGGTACTGGTGCAGTAGCACTCTACGCGGGGATGATGATTGACAGCATGACACTTTCAGCAACCACGGAAGCAGTTGTTACTGGTTCATTCTCTTGGCTAGGTAAAAAAGAATTGTCAGCATCATCAATAACAGGAACTTTTGCCGACCCGAACACTGAAGATGTTATGAACTCTGTTGAAGATGTTGCGGGTGTACAAGAAGGTAGATTAGGCACAGCAACTGCTTACGATGCACAAACAATTACAGCGTTCTCGTTTAGTCTTGGAAATAACTTGCGACCTAGACTTGAAATCGGAACACTGGGTGCAATCTCAATCGGTACTGGTACTTGCAATGTATCGGGTACATTCCAACGATACTACGAAGATGCTTCTATGATTGACAAGTATCTCGACTTTGAGGACTCATCTCTTGCGATTGCATTCAACGATGCAGACGGCAATGCCTTTGTTCTTGACTTCCCTAAAATCGTATACACATCTGCACAACGAGTTGCGGGTGGTCAAAACCAAGACATCATTTGTGATATGGCTTGGGAAGCAATCGCTGATGACACCGAAGACATCACAATCAGAATATCGAAATGGACAGACGGTGTTTAACATAATTTGACAACCAAGAGCCTCGTCACACAGGGTGGCGAGGTATTTAACCCAACCCTAGAAGAAGGATTACACAATGGCGTTTAATATAGGAAAACTAAAATCAACCTCAGAAGGTGTCTGGGTTGATTGTGGGGCAGACCTCAGAATAAAGATTCTTCGTATGGGCAACCCCGCCTACGAAGAAGAAATCAGGAAACTCGCTAAACCGTTCATGCGACAAATGCGACTTGGGACAATGAATATCGAGGACATGGAAAACCTCGCAAAGAAAGCGACCGCACACAACATAATTCAAGGATGGGAAAACCTTGAGGACGAAGACGGAACACCGATTAAGTTCTCCAAGGATAAGGCTTTGGAACTGTTCGACAAGTATCCAGACTTTTATTCTATTGTCAAAGATGTGGCATCGGAAGCAGAATTATTTAGACAAGATGACATGGAGGAAGGAGCAAAAAACTCCGAGGCTACTTGCGATTCCAACTCGAATGGGGAAAACACGAAAAGCACCTCCTCGCCCAACAAAAAGCAGGAGTCCAAGTAGCCGCATTAGACAACGCACCTGAACTAGACGAATGGTTATATTGTTATTGGAAAGCATTTAATGAACTAAACCCAACACGAAACATATCTGAAGCAGGTCCTTCTGGAATACTTGTATCTGAAATTGTTGCTTGGCTCGATTTGAATTGCATTCCAGACCCAGAAAGTAGATGTGAGTTTTTGTTTTACATCCGACAAATAGACATAGGGTTCCTTGCATATTCAAGTGAGAAACAACGAGAGCAACATGACAGACATAAACAAGAGATGCAAAAAGCAAAATCAAAAGCGAGAAGATAACTAATGGCTTCTGTACATTCGTTACGGGTGGGGATTGATGCTAGGGCGGCTGTTGCGGGGGCGGCTCAAGCCAGTGGTGCAATGGCTACTGTTGGTACTGCGGCTGTTACCGCAGGTAAAAAAGTTCAGTCTTTCGGTAATAATCTAAAATACTTGGCAGGTGGTCTTATTGGGTTGATGGTGATACGAGATATTATCAAGACTGTTGTTGACTTTGAAAAAACAATGAAAACTGTTGGTATAGTCACAGGGGAAACCACTAAAAAGTTACAAGAGATGTCGGTTGTTGCTAGGAGACTTGGTGCAACCACAAGATTCACAGCAACAGAAGCCGCAGAAGGTATGACCTTCTTGGCTCGTGCGGGATTCAAAGCAGAACAAGTTATGAAAATGATTCCTCACACATTGAATCTTGCTACTGCGGCTGTCATTGACCTTGGTGCATCAAGTGACATGGTTGCAAATACTATTCACCAATTTAGTTTAGAGGCAGGTGATGCAGAGCGAGTAGTTGATTCATTCTTGATTACCGCAAATAATGCAAACACAAATGTCTTGCAATTAGGTCAAGCGTTGCAGTACGCAGGTACATTCGCAGGTGCGTTGAGCGTTCCTCTTGAAGACACAAATGCCGCACTTGGTATCTTGGCTGACTCAGGAATCAAAGGCAGTATGGCAGGTACACAAATGCGTGGTGTATTTGCCGCACTCATTAAGCCAACAGAAAAAGCAGAGAAAGCACTTCGTGCGTTGGGGCTTTCTGTACAAGATGTCAATCCTGCAATCATGGATTTGGATGAAATATTCCAAAACTTTGCCGAAGCACAATCAACAATGACTGACAAGACAAAGTTTGCGGGTCTTATGCTCGACATCTTTTCAAGAAGACCAGTTGCCGCGGCTCTTGCTCTAGCCAAGATGAACGAGAAATTAACCGAGAGCATCCAAAGACAAAAAGATTTGGCAGGAGAAACCAGACGGGCGGCTCTTGCAATGGAAGACACAATGTTTGGTGCGTTGAAAGCGTTAAGGTCTGCAATGCAGGAAGCATGGTTGGCAACTGGGGATGCGGGGTTCAGTGGTGCATTGCGGGTGTTGGTAGATTTGATGACAGGTGTTGTTAGAGTAATGGCGGGGATGAGAGACTCTGTTGAAAAATACAATACTCTTGCAAATGTACTTGCGTTGACAATGAAAATCTTAATAACTAGGTTTGTTGCACTCATGGCTCTCAAACTTATAGGAATGTTTTATGCACTTGCATTAGCCGTTGCACAAGCAATTGCAGGAATGCTAACTTTGAACGCTGTGATGGCTATGAATCCTGCTGTTGCACTCGCAACCGTAATTTCTATTGTTGTTGTTGCTTTCTATGAGATGGCAGATGGTGCAAGAGCCGCAGAGTCTGCACAAAAAGCGTTGAACTTGTCAATGGCTTCAGCAGTTGAATCTAGAGTGGCATACCATGCCGCAGAAACTTATATTGAACAACTAAAATCTGCACAAGCACATCTCGACAATCTTACCGAAACAAGAAAAAAGTTTTCCGATACCAACAGACTTGTTGAAGATAATGCAGGTAACGTGGTGCAGAAGTCTGGTAGTTTTTTAGGCATGGGTTACCTCTGGAAAGAAACACTGGACGATACTAACCCACTAAAACTAAAGTACGACCGCATGAAAGAAGAACAGTTGGAGTTTATTGACATTTATCTAGCACACCAAACAGAATTTGTTGAAAAGTATGTGACAAAAATGGAAGAGTGGGAAGACAGGATGTTCTTACTTGACCCACGCGCAATTATTCAAATAAAAGAGGGTATGCCAGAGTATGAAGATTTGGCTGATTTAAGTGAGTTTGTGGATGGGTATCTAGTATTGATGAAAACACTTACGATGCCAGAACACCAAGAACTTGCAAGAAAGTTTGGTTCAGGAATTCTTCCTCAAGGTGATGAATTAGATGCGCTAATCAAAAAATTAGCACATATTCGTAAAGCAATAGACGAAGCAACAGGCAAAGAAACGGGATTGTTTGCAAGTGCAGGACCTTCTGAAGAAGCCATTAGAAAATGGGACGAGTTGGGAGTTTCAATAAAACACAATACAACAATTGTTGGTTTGCATGTAGAGGCTCAAAAAATGATTAACCGTGAGCGAAATATTGACAACATGGCACTTGAAGCAGGATTGAAATTAGGTTCAGAAGAAGTCGAACAGTACAAAGAATCCGCAAACTTATTGTACCATCTTACCGAAATGTGGAAAGAACATTGGGCTAATAAAGAAAAAGCGAGAATAGAAACACAACGATTGGACGATGCAGAAAAAAAACTTCAAGAACGCCTATCAACTACCTATAAACAAATGGTACAAGACCTCAAGTCTGAACGATATGAATTAGATGCAACAACACAGGAAATGAGAAGATACAACTATGAGCGAATGATAACCTCACAGTTAGAAGGAAGTGATAATGCAGAAGAACGTATCAAGTGGTTAATGGCAGAGCGTGATGCGATTGATAAGTTGAGAGAATCGACCGAGTTCTACGGTTTGAAAATGGTAGACATACAAACTGCTTTAGGTCAATCAATCACCAGTGCAGTCATGTCCGTTGTTGATGGTTCAGCGACAATGGTCGAAGCGTTGTCCAACGTAGTAATGATGCTAATCGAAATGACTATCAGGGCGGTCATGTTCCAAGCAATCATGGGTTGGATGTCTGGTGGTGCAGGTAATGTGCCAACCGATGCAGGAATCCAAACAGGACCTTTTATGGCGGCAAAAGGTGCAGTAATGTCTGGTGGAAGTCCAATAGCGTTCGCACAAGGTGGTATTGTCAGAAGCCCAACAATCTTCCCAATGGCACAAGGCAGTCTGGGTTTGATGGGTGAAGCAGGAGCAGAAGCAATTATGCCTCTCGCAAGATTGCAGGATGGAAGTCTGGGGGTAAGAGCAGAAGGTTCTGGTGGAGTAACTGTCGTTGTAAACATGAACATTAACACTCCAAACGCAGACTCATTTAGAAAGTCACAGAAACAGATTACAAGGTCACTTAGCAAAGCAGTTCGCAGTTCAGCACTGAACTAATACGGAGATGGTTAGATGTCATTTTATGAAGTCAGATTCCCAATAAACATTTCATACGGCTCATCAGGTGGTCCTTCTTTTTCTACAACCATTGTTGGTCTGGATGCGGGTGCAGAACAACGAGTCGCTCGTTGGAGCAAGGCAAGAAGAAAATATGATGTATCGTATGGATTAAAAACATACACTGACTTGCAGGATTTAATCGAGTTCTACATGTCGGTGAAGGGTGCGGCATACGGTTTCCGTTACAAAGATTGGATTGACTTTACAACTGCAACTGATGGTCGTTCTACACACACCTTTTCGGATGTCATAGTTGCCACAGCATCACAAGCATACCTCTCTGGTGAACTAACCGTTCAACTTAAAAAAAGATACTCTGTAACAGATGGGACAACCACAACCACCGTTGTTACTAGAGAACTGAACAAACCAGTTTCAGGGACGGTTGTTATGGGGGAGAAACCCGAAGGGACAATAACAGAGATTAACAGTAGTGATTTTGAGGTTGATTTTTCAACTGGAATTGTCACAATAAATAAAGCGGTTGCTGAAAACACATCAATTTATTGTGGGTGTGAGTTCGATGTTCCTGTTCGGTTCACAAAAAGCATGGATGATTTACTTAGTGTTAGTCTTGAGTCTTTTGACTCAGGCACAACAGACTCTATTGAGTTGGTGGAGTTACTTGACCACAGCGAACACCTTGATGAATACTTTTACGGTGGCTCTTCCCAACTCATTTTGTCAGGTGATACAACTTTGAGTGTGACCAATGGGCGAGTGATTTCTTATGACCCGTCTTCTAATGGTCACATTGTAACTTTGCAACCGCCTACCGACTTATCAAATGGTGGTCCTTATTTCTATATCGTTAACCAATCACCATCATTTGAAGGATTCACAATCAACTTTTCAGATTCGGGTGACCACGAAGGAACTAGCACCATATTGACTTACAACCTTCCTGCAAACACATCAGCATCATTCTGGGTTTTTGAACACGGAGACACATCAAAACAGTGGAAAGCGTGGCAGAGCCACTTGGGAACGTAATGACAATAAAATCATCAAAATTTTATGGTGGCTACAAAAAAGTAACCGTTGACGCAATTTACAGACTATCCGCACTACATCCGAGATTCATTCGGTTTATTTGTATGCACCATGAAGATTCTATTTATTTACCCAAAGCAAATGAGTTACCTATCCATACGGGTGGTGCATCCTTTACCTTATGGAATGAAGGCTACCACAACTGCATAATAAAAGATTACAGTGGTAATGTTGTTGGATGTCTACAAGGAACTGCAAGAGAACCAACGGAATTGAGTCGTTGGACTAGCGTACATTTAATAAAAGCAGACAAAGCATCGGGAACGTGGTGGATAGATTCGGTAGAGTGTGTTGACCCACCAGACTTAACGGTCACTGAGACATGGTGTGACACTGCGTCCAGTTCATTTTCTAGTTCTGGAAGTTGGGGTGGTTCATCTGGGGATGGACATAGCAGTGGTTACAGCCATCATTTAAGTATTGAATACCCTAACCCACTTCCTTTTCCACGACACCCAGAAATACCAATACCACAACGAAGACCCAAACGGGCGGCTGAAGGGATTTGAATAAATGGAGTTTACTTATTCGGTTGTAATACCAACTCACAACGAGATTCGTGATTTAGAAGTTACGGTTGCTATGGTTTGGGCAAGTGAACCAAGACCACACGAAATTATTGTGGTTGACGATTGTGGTGATGACGATGTTGAACAAAGACTAAGTTCTTTTCCTGATGTCAAAGTAGTTAGAACACCAGAACAACTAGGGTCTCAACCCGCTAAAAGGTTCGGAGCAGAAATCGCAACAGGCGATGTGATAGTCACTTTGGACTCACACATGCGAATGCCGTTGGATTGGTTGCAACAAGCCGATGATGCAATAGAACTACACCCGAATGCTATATTCTGTTGTGCTTGTAGAAACTTTAGTGGTGATTGGTTGGGGTGTGGTGGAAAGTTTACACGAACCTCAACAAAAAAGCGTGGAGACATTTTCTTAGGTAGGGGTTGGTTAGACCGTGGTGATGTAGACACAATCGACCGATGTCCGTGTTTGCTTGGTGGTTGCTATTTCTACCCACGACATATTTGGACTTCTCTACAAGGGATAAACCCAAACATGCAAGGGTGGGGGTACGGGGAGCAAGACATGTCGATTCGTTCTTGGTTGTTTGGTTTTGAGGTTCGCAGAATAAACGGACTGTGCATGCCCCATCGTTTTCAAAGTGAGATACTTGATTCAAGTGGAAAAAGAAAAAGCAAGAAAGGAATAAACAACTTATCTAAGTGGCACAACCAATTCAACGGAATGGTTGTGAGTGCCACAGTGTTTGAAGATGGTGTGTTTGACCGATTGTACAGACCCTTCTACAAACAAATAGTTCCTGTTGATGCAGTGATTCAATTTGAAGAAAACCTTGATGAGATAAACAAGTTTAGACATTTTGTCCAATCAACAAGGGTGTATTCAGATGATGAATTACAGGCTCTGTGTAATTTCAAGTTACCCACTCTTGCAAGACAACAGTCAATGGTGGATTTAATTTTGACAACCAAGAACGAAAAAAGCAAAGAACGAAGACGAACAACAAGACTAAAAAAATGCAAGTGTGGGGATAATACATTAGAGGTTGCTCAAAAATGGTAGTAATCCTAGATGCACAACTAAAATCCTTAAACTCCAATACCATACACCGCTATTGTCTTCTTTGGAAAATTGACAGAGTTGACGGGGGTAGGTTTCGTTTCACAGACCACAACACAGACGTAACATTCCAAGGTAATACTTATGGTGCGGCTGTTGGTTTTGGCGTATCTGCCACACAACGCGAGAGTGGACTAAACGAACAGAATAAAGAAGCCGCAGGTATCATTGTCCCTGAAGGCGTTGCAGGAATTACCAACGAAGAACTGCGTGGTGGTAAGTTTCGTAATGCCGTGGTGACTGAGTACATAGTAGATTGGCAATACCCTTGGTTGGGCGAGTTTTACAAAACCAAATATCTCATTGCCGATATGGCGTTTAATGGTTTCCATTGGAAAGCGGAACTTGTTGGACAAGCCAAATATGTCCGTATGCCTGTTGGAAAAATCTACAACCGTAATTGTAGACACAATCTAGGACACAGCCACCATTACAAAGAAGGTGAAAATGTTGTAATGTTTGAATCAAGGTGTGGATTTGATTTAGATGGAAATATGTCTAGCCCAAACCTCCCCGCGCAATTAGAAAACCAAACAATTACATCAGTTGACAACCTAAGAAAAAAGTTCAGGGTAGCAATCACTTCAGCATACGTTGGAGAGACTTTCAGATACGGATTGGTGGGGTTTGAAACTGGATTGAATGATGGATTGTGGTTTGAGATTGCGACTCAATCAGCAACAGGTGGTGGCAATGATGCGAAATTCATGTTGTTTGTTGATACTCCTTACAACATAAGTGATGGAAGTGGGGATGCAGGGGAGTGGAATGAAACAGCAGACCTAGTTACTCTCATAGTGGGTTGTGATAAAACTCTTGAAACCTGCAAAACCAAGTTCGGAAACAATTTGAATTATGGGGGCTACCCAGATATTGTCGGAGTTGACCGAGCAATTTTAATACCAGACACACGTTAACATGAAAAAAAAAGAACCCAAACTCAAACTTGTTCACCCACCAGAACTCTTACCCAGAATGGCAGTGGTAGAAGCCGCACGAAAATACATCGGTAACCCTTGGGTCTTTGGTGGTCGAAACAGATGTAGTGGATTGGACTGCATAGGGTTGTTAGTTCTCATTGCAGAAGACTTAGAGATTTCGCATTTGATGGGGGATTACGATTGGTCGGAATATCCACCACTAGACTTTCCACCACACGGACACCCAAACAGCATGGATAAAAGACTTGAAAAACCAATGATAAGGATTCCTTTTGAAGATGTTGGCATCGGAGATGTGGAAACTTATTGGATACGGGATAGGGGTGCTACTTGCCACTGTGCAATAATTTCCGATAAAGGTTTTATCCACACCCACCAAGGATGTAAACAAGTAATGGAAACAGTAAAGTCACCATTTTGGAATAGAAGACGAACAGGGGCGTTTCGCTATCCTAACATTGAGGATGGTGCATAATGGGTAGTGGTTCTCAATGGGGAATGATTCTTGGTTTCGGTATTGGTATTGGTCTTGCCTTTATGACGGGCGGTACGAGTCTTGCATTTATGGGTTGGCTAGGTACTTCTGCGGGTTTTGGGGCGGCAATGTACGGGGCGGCTATCGGTGCAACCATTGGTGGACTAGCGGGCGGTTTAATTTCTCCGACAGAGTTTCATGGTCCTGATGTACAAGGTCCTCGCTTAGAAGAACTTCAACTCACGGGTGTTTCTGAGGGTTCAGGAATTACAAGAGCATTCGGTGACCAAATGAGAATCGCAGGAATGATGATAGCCGCAGGGGGTCTTAGAGAAACTAAACATACAACAGAAAACCCAACGATGAGTGGTAAGTCTTTTGTCGCAGGAACACCTATAAAATTAGCCAGTGGTCAAGAAATTCCGATTGAGGATGTTAGGGTTGGGGATTTATTAACAACCGCACACCACGGTTGGTTGTCAAAACTGCTAGGCAAAGACCCACAGTTCAGAAGAAAAAGAGTTACTTCCTTACAAAAAGGAACAGCCACCAAAGCAATTAAAGTCTGTGCTGATTTTGACAACAAGGACATTAAAAATGTCGAGTTCACATGCACACCCGAACATGAGGTCTATGGATATAAGGTTGACAGAAAGCCTCACTGGTTTCAAGCACAAGGTCTAAAGACAGGAGATGCTTTGTACACCGAGAATGGTTGGGTTCGTGTCGTGTCGTGCGACCGTTTTGAAATAAACGAACCTGTCTACAACTTAACGGTTAATGATGACCACAATTATCTAGCCAATGGTGCGCTGGTTCACAACGGTGGTGGCGGTGGTGGGAAGAGTACAACAACTTGGTACACATACTCGTGTGACTTGGTTGTTGCTACTTGCGAAGGTCCTATTTGGGGTGTGTCGGAAATGTTTATGAACGGAAAAACCAAATACTCTAAATCAATCGGCTATACAAACAAGGTAGGTGATAATGTAAGTTCCTTTACTGTGTACGTTCGTGCAGAGCCGATTGGGACTTATAGTAGTGGTCATGTATCGTGGAGATACATCGCAAATATTTCTGCGGCAGGTGGTGACGAACCGTTTAAGGTTTGGGCGGCAGGAATGCGAATCACAACAAGCGGAAGTACCGATGGTAATTCTGGTGATTGGAATGGAGAAGACTCAAGGAAGATAAGAAATGTTGACAACACTAATTATGATTACATCGAAGTAGAAATTGGTGGGTCAACATCATTTACTCAATACGGAGAATATCCCATATATACTTACACACATGTTTTTAGTGGCTTCGATGATACAACAACGGAGCATACAAATAATAATCTAGTAAACAGTACACCTATCACCTTTACAAGTTCTGGTACAAAGATTTATACGGCAACAATCGCTTACTCAGGAAAAACAGCAAATGGAATAAGAGTATACATAGGTGACGATGGTTCATTCGACTTGCAAATAGGTAACGAAATCGTAGGAAATGATGGTGGGGGAATAGAACACTACCACAACACAGAACCCGACAGCGTTCTGTCTCAACTCAACGAAGACTCACCTGCATACAGAGGTACTGCGTATGTTGTCTTTGATGATTTGGAACTCGCAGATTTTGGAAACCAACTACCACAGTGCAATTTTAGAATAGATGCTCGACCAAGAGAAACAGAAATAGAAGGCAACACCGCAGAAGTCACAGAATATTGCACTGTTGGACAAGTTATTGATGTGCTTATGATTCGTAGTGGTCGCTACAAGGCAGAGGGGGTTGGTGGTCTTTTTCAGACCCACGACCACTTCGACTCAGACCAGTTTCAGGGAGACACAACGGGTATTCACGACAACAGGGTTCGTGGGTATGCGGTAGTGGGAGCAAAAACCACTCAGTCAGCATTGTCAAATCTTATTCTTCGATATGATATTCTTATCAGCGAAGCGGGTGGTGTGTTAAAGTTTGCTAGAAGAGGACAAGAGGGTTCGGGTAGTGTTACAGAAGCGGATTTAGGTGCGTATACAACCCCCGAAAATTCTGAGCAAGACCCTAACTTTGCAATCTCTGACCAACCAGACACAGGTCTCCCAAACGAAATAAACATTTCTTATGCTGATGTGAATGATGACTACCAAAAAGCAAGTCAAAAGGCTAGAAGGTCTTTATCAGGATTACCAAGAGTTGACACTATTGACCTTCCTATGTCAATGCTTGCCAGTGAAGCACAGAGTGTTGCGAATCGTGTGTTGTACCAAACTTGGAGTCAAAGACAAGCGTGTGCCTTCAAACTTCCACCAAGTTACATCACTGTTGATGAAGCCGATATTCTAACAGTTACAAGTGGTGCAGAAGTCTACAAAGTTCGTGTGTTGGAAATAAATAGAGGCGTTGATTATATACACGAAGTTAGAGGATTGATTACTGAATCGGAGGAAGCACCTTACTCAGGTGAAGGTGATGATGGCGATGACGATGAACCTACGATTTATTATCCACCACCAATGGTTACTTATGCCGCAGATGCACCTGCTTTACATCCAAATGGGATTGAAACATTAGGTCATTACTTCTGGGCTTGTACAACCGAAATTAACCAAGATTATCAGGGTGGTAGCATCTTTGTTTCAGACAATGAGACAGTAGGTTACTCAGAGATTTCAAACTACCCCCATGAAGCAATGATTGTAAAAGTTGAAACAGCAATTGCAGATGGTCCTATTTCGTTTTGGGATGAAACAACAAGCATAGAAATAGAAGTATTCTCACCAGTTGCAGGGGATGCACCATCAACTACCACCGATGCTTTAGTTCTTTCGGGCGGGTCAAATCACTTGTATATTGGTGGAGAGTTAATAGGTTTTAGATACGTCACGGCAGTAGGTGGAGAACCACAAAAATATACTCTAACAAAACTCATTAGAGGACGAAGAGGTACTGATGATTTCATAGCAACACACATAAACAATGAGTATGGTTGCATTGTTTCACACGAAAGTTCATCAGGTGTTGCAACTTTGAATTACGAACAAGAACATATCGGAGTACCTAGATACTATAAATTAGTTCCAAACGCAGGAGAACTAACAGACAACGAAGCACTTTCAATCGAAGGTGGTGTGCGAAGAATAAAGCCGTTCCCTGTTGGTCGTGTTAATGGTTGGAAAGATGGTGGTTGGTATGTAGAGTTTATGAGATGCGACAGGTCGTTTGATGCGAAGACTTTATTCTCGATATTCGCCACTCCAAATTCAGACACAGAAGTTGAAATTTACTATTGCAAGGTATACGGTAATATCAGTGCCGAGGGGGATACACTGTTAAGAACAATAACAATGGAAGCAAGTGAAAACGGTTCTGTTATCACCCAAACTGTTTTTGATGATAATGGACACACTACGGCTGTTCCTTTTGTCTACTATCACAGTTCAGATTATCTTACTGACCTTATTGACGTAGGTCAAGGCGGTATTGCACAAGCCTCAATTAGCGTTGAGATATACAAAATAGGCGATACCTATGGTGTAACAGTGAAACAAAAAATAACAAACACAAGAACACACTAAGAAGAAAATAAAATGGCACTATCACCAAAACTAGGACTACCACTTCTATCAGAAAACCAATCTGCCGCAGAGTTTGTTTTTAATGAAGTGATGATAAAACTCGACTCAATTACACAACTTCAGGCGATTGACTACACAGCAACACCACCTACATTAACAGATGGGTTGGTGTACCTTGTAGCGGATTCTGCTACTGGTGCTTGGGCAAACCAAGATGAAAAAATTGCATACTCTAATGCGGGTATATGGAAATTCATTATTCCACATGATGGTATGGTTGCTTTCGTAACATCTGGTGATTACGCGGGTAAATACCTGAGATATTCAACTTCCCCTACTACAACTTGGAAGTTGCACATCGGATATAAAGACATGATTAACGGTCACATTGTAGTACCTGTTGCAATGGATTATTGTATAGAGTTGAAAGCACAATCGGCATACACCATTGACTTACTCACTGCGGAAACAAGAAGTGGTACTTGTGACATAGCAATAAAGCATGCAACTGGTACAGAAACTGTTTTGTCGGTCAGTGACTCTCAAACAAGTCAAGTAGAAGATGTGGATATAGCGGTGAGTGGAAAGGTGGAGTTAGTTATATCAAACATTACCGAGGTTCTTGATTTGCAGTTCCAAATCCAAATGAGTAAAGACACACTCTAATGGTTACTACTCCACATCTACTACTTCCAATCCTTGTTGAGAACGCATCGGATTTACACACTGATATAAATCGTGCTTTTTACAAATTGGATAACACTTCACATCTAAAAATAAATGGAAGACTACAAGACCCACCTGACTTAGATTTAAGTCAGTTGGGCAAGTTGTATATTGTGGAAGCATCACCAACGGGAGTTTGGGCGGGTCACGAAGACGATATTGCTTACTCTGTTTTTAGTGGCTTCGATGATGTTACTGAATGGAGATACATTGTTCCCACTGAAGGGTTGAAGGCTCTTGTGTATTTCAATACTAATGATGCGTGTTGGGAATACTGGGATGGTAATAATTGGTTTGTGTTATTCACACGAACTTACAACGGACACATCCTTCACCCTGACAACAATGCAGATGAAGACCAAGCAGGAGATACACATTCATACAGCATCAATTCAGATTGTATTTCTCCGTATATTATTACGGAGTTCAGTGTGCAGATTGATGATTCAACAACCCCTACAAATGCGGAGTGTGATGTTCAATTAAGGATTGAAAGCAGTGACTACACACCGAGTTTGTTAACAGGTCCAGTTTTAGATGATTATGCGTTGCACACTGTATCGTTAAGTAAAGAGGTGTTGTCTGGTCAAACCCTAAGAATAAAAATAAACAACTTTTCAACCTACCCGCCTCAGAATATCCGATTTTCTGTTCATGTAAAAATGTTGGCAAGAACTTGATAACCAATAATAAGAAGAAAATAAAATGACCCAAAAAACATGGATAAGTGATACGAGTTCGATTGGCGATGGCGATGCAGACGAGGGCGGTATTGATGAACAAACTCCAATGGAAATTGAAGACGATATAGTCATCGGTGATGCAATTGAATGTGTGGGTTGGTGGATGGCAGGAGTTGGCACTTCAGACGGTATGGTCGTAGGAGAATGGGCAACGAGTAAAGGCGGTGATACGGTCTACTATGTGAAGAAATGGCATGACTCTAGCGACAAGGGCAACGACCTTATTCATAACCAGATTGGAGAAGGTCCACAAATCTACGGAGCGCATAGTTATTATTTAGGAACTCAAGCAGACGAAGTTGGTTCGGGTGGTGCAACGTATCCTGTTGCTCACTTCTCAACTATCACAAGCGGTACTGCTCCTTTAACAAGACAATTGTTTCTGAAGTGTAATGCTTCTGTGAATAGTGATTTTATGCTAGGCAACAATTCCGATGACACCAAGCACCTTTCATTTATAGCAGTGTGCAGACACCACTACGCTGAAGATGATTTGGATTCAACTGGCACTTCACATACCAATGTTGAGGATATGGGTATTGTGGCTTCGGCAGTTACGGGGGAAGGAGAAGGTTGGGGGTTGGGGTTTTCTGAAGGTAACGTGACAACAACCCTTGGAGGCACAATAAATATGCCTACCAAAGCATCGTTTGGATTAGAAAACTCTACTGGTGATATTCACGCATACAGTAGCCCAACGGCAACAGGGATTCGAGATGTGGATAATAAGTATGGGATATTGCAAGTTTGGCAAGCAAACGGAGAAAATGATGCACCCAACAATTTTGAGAATGTCTCAGTGGGTACGTTTCGACCGTCTTCATATAATTATGTAGGTCAAACTTATTCGGATGGCACGATAACCGAGAGTAGTGGTATCGGTGATGGTAATCTATACATAGGTAAAACAAAGTTCAACATAGGGGCGGCATCAACAACAAACCCACTCGCACAAAATTTTGAAGGGCGAATCGTTGAGATGGCTTGTTGGAAATCCGACAACCCTATATCTGCATACAAACGGGCGCAGGTACTCCAATACTTCAAGAATAAGTTTAGCAACGACATCTAAAAATAGCCGAAAGAGAATTATGGGTAAATCAAAACAAAAAATAATACCTAGCCAACACCACGCCTGTTTGGGTGCAATACTCTCAAACATCGTTACATGGTCGGTGGTTGGTTTGTTGTGTGGTCAATCATACGCACAAGATACTGATGCTGTTCACCCTGCTTTGACTCACGACCAAATTCTTGTAACACTTCCTGTGTTTATATCTTCCATCATTGCAACTGCATTCTTCACATGGACGATTGCTCAGTATGACCGAAAACGAGACAAACGAATTGACCAAACCCAACAACTGCTAACCGATTTGACCCGCAGAATGGGAGATTTAGAAACTAAGGGATAGTAGGTTTCTTCTTCGCCTACTTTTCTTTGTTGTCAAAAAGACCTAGGAAGTACGCACCCATTCCTATTGCATCCGCACCATCGAGACTTTTGTCGTTGGTAGGGTCGTAGGACGGGAACAACTTCTCAATCTTCTTGGCACGGACAGCCTTCGATAGACATCGAGGGCTGTCTAGTCTAGTCCACTTGGATGTGGAGACTGTGACCACTCGATAACCAAGGGCGGTGAGATATGCAATTATCATCCCGACCGCCATGCCCAGAGTAATTAGACCTCTTGCCCAAGGTCTGTTCTGACCAGAAGGGACTTCGACTGCAATTGTCACTGTCCTATCTCCCTCCATTTTTCCAAGGATACCTTCAAGGATGGTTTCAATGGCACTGCACATCATCAGGCATCTGTCCACTGGGTCACGAGAGGTGGGAACTTTAACCAGAGACCAATCAAGGAGCGTGGTGTCCTCAAAGACAGCGATTCCACTCACTCGTGAGCCAACATCTATTGAAAAAAGAATGGGCTTAGACGGCATCCTATGGACTCCTATAAGGTGGGTTTACGGGGTGATAAACGGGGTTTGTAACCTATCCTAGAATTATTTCGGCTTCTGTGCAGATTTTTCATAAATAAATGACTAATGGTCTTGCACATCATGTACCGAAGAGTATTATATGAGCATGTCAAACGAACGCAACTCAACTCAAGGAAACAGAACAATGACCAACGCAACAAACAACACAATAACACCAACAAGAGAAACCAAAGTTAGAATCTTTTGGGCAGAAGCAAACGACAGCACAGTAGTTAAAAGAACAATGAAGGACTCAGACGGTGAAGATTTTTCTTTTGCATCACTTGACGAGTTTAACGGTTACTTTTGGAATCAACGACACGAAGATATTTTGGCTGAAGTTTACGAGCGACAAGGTAACAATACTGAAGGTCGAAAACTTTTCCCTTGTCAATACACTCTTTCAATTGGCGATGTAATTGAAATCGTAGAAGACACTAAAGAAAGCCAAGAAGCATTTACCGCACCAGATTGCACAGTGTACATCGTATCACGAGTTGGTTTCATCAAAATACAAGTGAACGAAGACGATGAACTGTTTGAACAATGGCGAAACTCCACATGTTCAGAACGAATCCTAATGGCAAGAAAACTTTACACAACAAACTAATCCCAACCCAGAGTGAGGTGACCGCCCTTGGGTCACACGCTCTTTTACCTCAAGAAAGCAGGAACGACCAATGGAAAAAATAACCAAGCAAAACTTAATAATCGAAAAAAGCCTTGTTCTACTTTATGCAGACAAGGAAATGTATCGCATCTTTCTCCCATCACTTTACAACAAGTATCCAGAACCAAGAACACCAAGAGAAGGTGTTGGTGAACTTCACACTCCCAAAAAACGAACTCGCATTATCCGTGATGAAATGATTAAGATTCACAACGAATACTTCCCAAGCACAAAGAAGCCAACATTGAAAATGGCTGAACAAATCTGGGAACTTTACCTTCACGAAATAACTTATGTAGACAGAACTGGACATCGAGGCGAGTTTCGTTGTGCTATGGACACTGTTCAAGAATGTAAAGCAGATGAGTTTTGTGGTATTAATACAGGGTTCAATAAGAAGCGAGGCATGGTTCACGCTTGCTTAAAGAAGATAGCGACTTCAACTTGGAACAGTGGTAACCAACAGTTCTCTGGAACAATCACATACATCCGTGAATACTTTGACCATGTTGCTCCTGAGTTCGGAAATTACAGCAGTTGCTTCAACAAGTCACGACAATACGGTGGTGTAACTTCTTCCGTAGAAGTCAACCCACATCTTTCATTAGGTGTCACTCTTGACTCTGGTGAAAAAGTATGGTTCAGAACACCTTGTGCAATCATCAGTACAACAAGTTTCTCCTGCCCCGCAGGAAGTGGCAGTTGCCCACCACACATTGACAAGACAAACAACTGGTTAAAGATAGAAGTTGTCACAGAAGGAGACAATCCTTGCAACGAAACATACAAGGCTACTATCGAGTCAGCAGTTACAGTTGGACAAGCAATCACTTTCACAGCCAGACGGTCAAACAAAGTTGGCAACCACGGTGAAAAACTAACCCACGCAAAGAAGGGAGCATAAAATGCCTTACCGAGACAAAATTATAGAACGAGCAATCCTCATCGCCACCGATGAGGCAACACAAAAGAGCGACCTAAACACAGCAGTGTGTTTGGTGCTGAACAAATCCTCCGAAGCATTCGCAAAGTTTCAACACATCTACCCAGAGACAGCACACTTGTTGTCAAAATCTGTAACTCCAGATTGGATTATGGTAGAGTCAATGTTTGCTGTATTCTCAAAAGCAGACCTTCGACACGCTGTTTCTTCTGTGCTGTGGGAAGCACACAACGAACTATGGGGTGAGGTTCAGTTAGCGACTGAAGAAGCGTGGACAGCCAACGGTGGAAGACTATGAGATATCCAGAAGATGGATTCACAACTAACACACCTTCTCCTGAAGGCTACTGGCTCACGAACCGTGGACTCAAGCGAGTCAAACGAGCAAGCATACGAGCAGGAATCAAATGGGACAGGGTGGCTTCAGACCCAGAAGATGCTCTAAAGTTTTGTGAGATGGTAGAGTGGGATGCAGAAAAAGAAAAGGGGGTGACTCATGGGTGATTGATTGGTGATTGATTTTATGGTACACTTTCCTTGACCTGCAATTCAGTGCGAATATAAGACGGGTCTTTACTCTAAACGCAAAGTGAGGTGCTTATAATGAGCGAACACGAAAATGCAACAACGAGTGAAGTTAGTGTGGGAGAATATCCCACTGATTTCACAAATCTCAATCAAGGTCAATTCCTTAAACTGTACAAACAGTGCATTGATGACATAGATAAAATCAGAGCAGTTGAAAAGAAACTGACAAGTACGAAAGCCTTCTTACAGCAAGAAGCAATTAAGCGTTGCAACTCAGAAGAAATTACAAAACTTTCGGGCGATGGCATTACCATTTCGGTTAAATCAATGCCAGTAGTCAAACTTGGTGAAGATGTCGATTGGGCAGATGTTCTGTCAAAACTTTGCCAAGATGGATATGCACACATGGTGCAACGGAGATTATCCGCTAGTAAGTTACAAGAAGAAATGGATGCAGGGTATCGTTTACCCTATGGCATTTCGATTGACGAAATACAAGTGGCGAATCATCGTAGAAGTTAGTAGAACTTTAGAAACAAGGAATCAGAATCATGGCTAAGAAAAAAGAAACAGAACTCGCAACATCCGTTGATGCACCAATCGTTGTGCCTGATTGGATGCAACAAGAAGAAGTCAAAGGTGTAGAACAGGTTGGTGAACACATGACAACTCCACGTTTGGCAATCATCCAAGCAATGAGTGACCAAGACCGAAAAGAAACATTTGGTGAAGGTGGTGTTGCAATCATGCCAGACGGTGTAAAAGTCGCAGGTAAAGACGAAGAGTTCATCGCAATTCCTCTAGTCTTTTGGGTGACTTGGGAACAATGGAGTGACATCAACGATTCGGGGTCACCAATGATTGAAAACTCCACACAAGATTCAACTCACGAAATTGCAAAGAAAGCACGGAACAAAGACACACGAGAAGAAATGTATGGAGAAGGATTCAAAAGACGATATGTTGAATCACTTAACTTCATAATGAAAATTGATTCTGGCGATGCAATGGGCGAACTCGCTACCATTTCATTCAGCGTTGGAGAACACCACACAGGTTCTCGCCTATGTGGCTTGCTCAAACGCAGACCTTGTTCCATTTTCGCAAATCGTATTGCTTTCAGAACTGCTCTTCGTCAACGCAACAACCGTTCATGGTATGGTTTCGATTTTGCTAACCCAGAAACAGATGCTATTATCCAAGACAAAGCAGTGTACGAAGAACTTGAAAAAGTTCACGACAGTCTTTCAGGTTTGGTCAATACCAACAAACTTGTTGTCAACCGAGAAGACATTGACACAAGAGATGAACTTAACTTGAACACAGAAACAATACCTATCTAATTTTCTCAAGTCCTAGGTTGGTGGTGTGGGGAATTGCAAGTCACCACATGGTTTGCCCTGCCCACCAACCAAAGATAGGTCACAACCACAAGTATCAACACTCAAGGAGATACGCAACATGACACTCGACCCATTTGAACAAAACTCCATACATCTTATGAAGGAAGGTTACATCTTCGCAATGGCAAGAGTTCAAGATAATTGCGTAGACGGCATACCATCTTGCGTAATGCCGATGTGGATTAAAGAAGATGATTTGGATTCAGAAGATACTGTTCGTGCAATACTAGGTTCAGAGCCTAAGATTGGTGAACACCCTGAAGTTGTATTAAATAGACAAAAGATTGACCAGTTAGTTTGGTCGGACATCAAGGGCATACAACAATGCCAATAACATTATTTGACCACCAAAAACAGGGCGTGGAGATTGCACGAAACAATCCTCGATTTGCTTTTTTCTGGCAATGTGGAACAGGTAAAACAATCACGCTTTTACAAGTCCAAAACGAACGACCAATGCGAACTCTGGTGGTTGCCGCCAAGTCAATAATCTGGTCAGCGTGGGAAAAAGATGCAAAACTAACAGACACAGAAGTAAAAGTTGTCTACCACAAAAACAAAGCAAAACGAAAAGAACTCATAATGGAAAAGGGTGACCACATACTCGTTACGAACTACGAGCAGTTCAGGATGAATGTAGATTTGTTCATTGAATCTGGTGTACGCAGAGTTATCTTCGATGAGTCTTCCAAAATCAAAAATAGAAAAGCCAAAGTATCACAAGCCGCACATAAAATGGCAGACACATGTAATGAGGTTTACTTGTTATCAGGAACACCATCTCCCAACTGTGCGACCGAACTCTGGTCTCAATTACGAACGCTAACACCAAGTGCATCTGGTTTGCAGTTTTACAAGTGGGCTTACCAGTGGTTCATGCCTGTAACGGAAAACATACGGGGTCGAAGTGTCATCGCACGGTGGATTCCCAAGGGAGATTTGACAACCAAGTTCAACGACTACCTGAGAAAGTGGACTTGGGCATTACGAAAAGAAGAATGCTTAGACCTACCTCCTCAGACAGATGTTATAAGGCAAATTGAATTGTCCCCACAAGAGGCAAAAACCTATCGTCAAATAGTGGAAGAATTAAGATTGTGCTGTGATGCAAATGGTGGGATTGAAAAACCAATTAGAGCAGAAGCAGTGCTTATGAAACTCCGACAGGTGACAGGTGGGAATGTGAAAATTGACAACCAAGCGGTCGAAGTTGGTTCAACGAAACTCGATACATTGGTTGATGTCCTTGAAGAATTGGGTTCTGAACCCGCAATTATTTGGGCTGAGTTCACAGCAGACATTAACAGGATTGCAAGAAGGCTAACGAAGGAAGGGTACAGCGTTGGAATTATTGACGGTCGAACATCGAGCGATGCACAAATGTACATAGACAGGTTTGTAAAAGGTGAACTTGACAAGTTGATATTACACCCGAAAGCCGCAGGTCACGGAACGGATGGATTGCAAAAGGTTTGTCAATATGCTATTTACTACGGGTTGAGTTTTTCAGCAGAAGAACACATGCAAAGTCGTGATAGACTGCACAGGTCAGGACAAAATAAGCCAGTTACTTATATTTACCTCATCGCCAAGGATTCGGTCGATGAATCACTGTTGTGGGTTGTTCGTAAAAAGTCCAACAAACAGCAAGCACTACTCAAGGAACTCAGATTACAAAAAAGAGGCAAGGATGACAACGAATGAAAATATCAATGAACCCACAACTAATCACCCAGTATGTTTTGACTCTGTTCAAAAGCATATACAAGCCATTTTCAAAGATGGAGATTGGATTGAGTTTCGTGCATTGCGGAACAAATCCTCTAACCACAAGGTACACACACTCTACCGACAAGCACCATTACTGGAGAACGACCAATCGTTAATCGAGTGGCTTGACTCACATAATTTGCCTAGTTGGGCTTTGTATATCGGAGCGAACCCAAGAACAAAGAACAAAGGTTCTGGGTCTTGCAACACAGCCACAGATGAAGATGTCAGTACATTCCGAACCTTGTTCGCAGATTTCGATGATGCAACACCAGATGGTGCATTGCTACGAATCGAATCAGCAGGGCTTCCAGAACCAACTCTTTTGGTTTCATCAGGTAGAGCCACTGGAACACATGCATACTGGCGATTTAACGAACCAATCAAAGACTCTGGGTTGTGGCGGTCGTTGCAAATTGCACTTATCCGATTAGTCAAATCCGACAAAGCAATCAAGAACCCTAGCCGAATCATGCGGTTATGCGGAACTGACAACCACAAACGAAACGCACCATGCAGAATACTGAAGGTTGGTGGGACATTCCCTAAGTGGGACGAGTTGGGTCTTGAACCTGCTGAAGAGATTCAAACATTTCAACAGTATGACCCAGACCTCATGCCACAAGAAAAGAACTTGAACAACAAGACAATCTCTTTTCTGAACGAGCCAACCACTAGCGGGGGAAAGAAATAACAGGCTCGTTGCCGCATCGTTCGATTACAACGCAAACAACTTCCCAATCGAGCAAGCAATCAAAGAGT